CCTGCCCGCCTCGGTTCTGCGGTCGGGCTCGATCGAAGCGGCCACGAGTCGAGCCGCACCATCGGGGTCAGCATAGAGCGAGATGGTTCGCCAGGCGGCGATTGTGGCCTCGGCGAAGCTAGGAACATCAGTCGGCGCAACATCCCGCAACGCCTGCATGGCGTCCCGCCACTCCGGCACCGGGTCGGCATCCGGCGATAGCAGGGCCGATATCTGGTCGGCGCGGGCGACAGCCGTCCCGATGGCGTCGGCCTCGGCCTGGCGGTTACCGCCCCCGCTCACCGCCGCAGCCAGCAGCGCTGCCCCGGCGGCGAGCAGGTCGCCGAACCGGCCGATCGCCGGGCCAAGACGGAAGGTGATCGCGCCAAGCCCCTCCTCGATAAAGGTGATGTCGAAGCCGATGAAACCGGCCTGGTCCTTTTCGCGGGTCAGGGACCAGTCGGCGACGCGCGCCCTGATCTGGCCCTGCATGGGCAGGACAAGCAGCCCGGCGCCCTTGCGGTCCAGCGCGGCGATAAGGGCCAGCGCTGCGGCATCGGCGGCGTCGCCGGCAACGTAGGCGCGCAACGCCATCTGGCGCGGCGCACGCCCCATGTCCTCGATCACGCTCTGATCGGCATAGGCGATCGGCGAGATGGACAGGCGACGCGCGCCGGCCGCGCCCTCGGTATCAACCTGAAACGCCGCGCCACGGAACGATGCGGGGCGAAAGGCTCTTAGCCAGTTACGCATGGATCCTCGCCCTACTGGTGGCCGCCGCTCGACTGGACGTCGCCGCCGGAATGGCCTCGATCGGCATTGACACGACCGGACTTCAGGCTGCCGATCGGGCGCATCAGGTCGCGACCGGCGGCACGGATGGCCTCTGCCGCCTGCTGGCCTGCCGAAACGATGGCGGCGGCAGCCGAGGAAATCGACCCGCCGGCCTGGTCGCCGGCATCGCCGAGCGAAGCACCGGCCAGCTTGATCGAATGTGCTGCCTGGTCGCCGCCATCCTTGATCGCGGCGCCGACGTCCTCGCCGCCACCGGCTAGCCGGCCTGCAAGGCTGCCGAGGTTGATCGCCCGATTGTCGCCGGCGGCGTTCAACTGGCGCATGCCTTCGGGCGAGAGCGGCGGGAACCGATCGAGCCGCAATTCCGGCAGGATCATGTTGGGCTCTGGCCGTGGAGCAGGAATCGGGCCGGCGGACGGGAGCTTGTTGCTTCGCTGGACTGGCGCGGTGGCCGCAGCCATCTGCCGACGCTCATCCGCACGCGCCGCCGCTGCGGCGGCCATCGTGCCTTTCTCCGCGACCTTGCCTTCCTCGGATCGCCACCCGCCTTCGAAGGCGGCGAGGTTCTTGGCCTTGCTGTCGAACGTGTTGCGGAAAATCCAGTTCTCGCGCTCCCAATACCCCATGCCGCGCTTGGCGAGGCCGGCGCGCAGCGCCTCGCCATAGTCGAGGCTGCCGGACGCGGCGTCGAGCGCACCGGACAACGGATCGGATGCCGCAGCCCCGAACGACGTCATGAATCGGTCCCACGACGAAGCCATCCGGTCAATCTTGGCCTGGCTATCCGAGAATATCTGGTTGGCGTCCTTCATTGTCGACCCGTCGACATTCGCCAATGCCTGCTGGAAACCCTCTAGATCCGTCCGCCCCTGCAACAGGGCGCGCATGCCGACCTGAAACTGTGCGTCGGTGAACAGTTGCGGTATCTTCGACAAGTCTCCCTTGGTCGCCTTTACCGACAGGTCGAGGAATGTGTCGACGAGGTCGCGACCTTCCTTGCGGGCCTTCGCCAGTTCGCCGCGCAGGTCCACGCCGAATTTCTTGAATTTGGCGACGGTCTGGTCGCTTTCCATCTTCTGGAAAATATTCTGCGCTGCGGTCGCCGCTTCCTCGGCGGAGCCCGTGCGCTGCCGGATCGTCTGCAGCATGGCTGCCAGTTTCGACAGGCCTTCCTCACCCTTGTAGCCAAGCGCGGCGAAGGCCGGTGCCATGGAAGGCAGATAGCGCGCCATGTCGCGCAACTCGAATTTGCCCATCTTGCCGGAGGTGACCAGAATGTCAAAGGCGCGCTGCATCTTGTCGCCGGTGATGTCGAACGAACTGCCGACCGCGTCGGCCGTGGTGGCGATATCCGCAACCTCGGCACCAGCCGCCTGTGCGGTAAGCGTCACGGCCGGCAAGAAGGCCATCGCGTCCTCGGCCGATCGACCGGCGGCGACGAGGGTTTCCAGCCCTTCCGTCACCTGATCCTGGCTCATGGCATAGTCATGGCTGGTCTGGTTGACCGTCCTAAGCATGCCTTCGACCGCATCCTTGCCGAGGTCAGCATTGATCGCAATACGGTTCAACCGACGCTCGACCGCCGCATACTCGGTGACACTGCGCTTGACCCCGTAGGCAACAGCCATGGGCGCGAGGAATCGCGCGGTCGCGGCAAAGGCCTTGGCGCCGGTTCGCGCGATGACGGCCTGCGACCGATTAAAGGCGCGGGCCTGCTTGTCGACCCGGCCCAACTCGCGCTGCAGCGTGCTAAGAGCGCGCATGGAGCCAAGCTTCGAGCTGATCTTGAGGATCGCCTCGATCTCACGATTGGCCACGGTTCACCTTTTGCCTTTCGGCCCAGCCGAAAAACCGGCCGAACCAGTGATCGACCTCGTCAAAGGTCAGGTCGCCGACGACGTCGATGGGTTGGCCGCCACGGAAGACGAGTTCGTCGGCTTGGCCAGCCGCTCGCGCGCTTCCGTAAAAAAATCGATGACGGCTTCCTTCAGCCGGATCGAATCGGTCAGGTCGAGATCGTCGAGGCATTCGCGGCCCGGCTTGCCGGGCACCGCGAGGCGATCGAGATAAGCCTCGATACGGTCGAGATATTCGACGACGAAACGGCCGTTGCCATCGGGGCCGCGATGCGCCTCGATCGGGTCGCCGATGGCAATGTGGTCGCGCAGCTTCGGTGCCCGCAACACGACGCTGTCGAACACCTGGCCGTGTGCCTCATACTTGCGCGACAGCGGGATGCTTTTTTCCGCGCTCATCCGAGCCGCCTGTAATAGTCGGCACGGATGCCGAGCGCCGAGAGTTCGCCGTTGATGCGGTTCGAAGAAGGCTTGCCGGTCCAGAAAGCCGAGGTGAACATATGCGTCACGCCGGTCTTTTCCTCGACGATCGTGATGTTGTGGCGGTCGGAGTTGAGCAGCGTGTCGAAGTTCAGCCCGTCGTCGGCGAAGGTCAGTTCCGCCGCCGGTGCGTCCGGCGTGATGATGCGGTCGGCGCGGCCGTCCTGGTTGGTAACGACATCATTGGACTGATGCGCGCCGAGAATGGTGACGGTGCCGCGCAGCGAGAGACGATAGCCGGTCGACCCGGTCACCGTGATCTTGCCGCCGAAGTCGCGTCCGGCCATGACAGTATCCTTTCTATTGCGAGGTTGAGTTCGTCACGGCCGAAGGCCGCAAGCCCGACCGGGCGCCGCGCCATGTGGCGCGCCCAGCCGAAGCCGCCGATACGCGGCGAGAGGCCTACCTGAACTGGCTATAGACCACGGCGTTGACCGCGATGATGTCGAGCGGATTGACCGTATCGAGCGGCGCGTAGATGTCGACGCGGTTCGGATTGTCCGCGTTGCGCTCGACGCGCAGCCGCTTCGCCGCCTCGTCGGCGTTCTCGAGCACGCCGGTCAGTACCATGGACTGGTAGGAATGCATGAACGTCGCGGCGATATCCCGCGGCGTCGACACTGCCTGGACGTTGCCGGGATTGTCGTCCGCCAGCGCCTTCTGGCCGTGCTCGACGGTCAGGTCGGTGCGGAATTTCCGCAGCGCGTAGACGAGCTGGCCCATCTTCTGGACGTCGCGGAAGGTCGTATCCGGCACGCCGAGCGTGGTGCGCTGCATGGTGATCGCCTTGTCGACCAGCACGCGCCCCGCCTGGTCGACCGACCACGTCGATACGCCCGAGCGCAGGAAGGCGTCCCGCGTCGCATAGCCGTACCACTTCGAGCGGTCGCGCGGCGGCGCAATCCCTTCGATGGCGAGCCCGGTCTGGTTGCGCGAGACGTTGCCGGTCGACCCATCCGCCAACCAGGGCACGATGCGCGCGGCAAAGGCGGCCGCCCACTGCCAGGCAGGTTGCGGCGTCAACCCCGTCGCCGGCCGCGGGATCATGGTCAGGTGCCGGTCGTCCTGCGCCAGCCCGGCCGTGGTCAGGTTGGCGACCGTGTCCGTCGCCGGGAAGAAGACGTGGCCGTAAACCTGCCGGTTCCACGCCCAGCGGCCCGAAATGTCCGACAACAGCGCCTTGTAGCGGCCGAGG